TTGGTGGGTCATTTCCATCTCCACCTGCATACGCGCCGTAGCCCGATCCTCCTCCGCCAGATCCACCATCTCCTCCCTTTGCAATCGGTGCGGGCCCTCCGCCACCATGACCACCGGCAGTAGATGTTATAGTTGTTGCGCCTGCAAAAGTTGAATCATTTCCATCAGCTGCAGGGCCATCTAAACCAGGAGATGAAGCACCACCTCCTCCAACTGTTATTGTAAAATCGCCTGGATCTAATTCTTGACTACTTCCTTGTAATGGGGATGGACCATAACCAGATGCTCTGTATCCACCGGCACCACCTCCACCACCTGAGGATGGAATTCCTGGACTTATCATACTTGCACCACCACCTGCAACTACTAACCAGTTTACCACAGCGGGAGATGCACCAGCACTTCCAGAACCAAATCCTAAAATTTGATAACCAAAACCTTTTCGTTTTGGTTTATTGGCTTTTGAACCTTTGCCTCCAACACCGTTTTGGAGAACATTTATTTTATGGTCTCTCATATTCTATTCCTTATGCGTCGTTAGCAGCGTCAGTAGTAAAGAATAATTTAATTCCAAGTAATCTCGCATCAGCGTTTAAATCATCTGCTGAAACGTCTCTCGATATTTGAAAAAATACGTACTCATCTGTACTAGGTGAGCCCGCTATAGTTACCGCTCCACTTTCTGCTGTTACGTCTAAATCGTTTGATGTACCACTGTGTGCTTTTGCTGTGGGTGCAACTGCTGTTCCAAAAGCAGTGTTTAAAT